TGTACGTTTCCATACCTAAACTCCTTCGCTGCAGCATCATCAATTTGTTTCATCACTTCTTCAGTGAAATACTCTTCTGGATTATTAATAATAGTTTTACCAAATTGTGTCTTACCATCTGGTAGTTCAATACGAGTCGATACCTGTTTAAAGATACCATGTTTGATAGCAAGTTCCAATAGTCCATAATATCTATCAAGACCTTTATCATATGATAAACGAACATCTACCATTTTATTCTCAATAGTCAAACGTGACTTATGATTTTTGCAGTGTATAATATTACCAACAACTTCTGTACCATCTTTTTCTTTTTTCTTAGATAAGAACACAATAGAAGAAGCTGCATACTTCAATCCAGAACCACCACCCATTTCTTTTGTAGCAAACAAACCCATAGAATCGTAAGTATGATTAGTCACAACCATTGGAACTTTTGCTCTACCAAGTTTTAAAGTCAATACACGAAATGCAGCTTTCAGTACTTGAGCACGAGTCATATCTCTTGTTTCTTTACCATCAGAAGTATCTTCTACTTCTTTAGTAGTTGACAACATACCAAGTGAATCTAAACACAACATGATAGGTTTACGATCAGCCTCATTCTTTGCAAGGTATGAATCTAATATTTTAATCGCCTGTGTGCGAAACTCTTGAACTGTAATAACAGGAATGATAACCATTCTTTGTGGATCAATACCACGATCAATTATCATCTGTTTTGTAATTGCACTTTCACTTTCAAAGTATAAAACACCAGCATCTGGATTACTATCTAAAAAGTTCTTCACGATCCCGCAGGCAAAGTGCGTTTTCCCTGTCGCACTTTCGCCTGCGAGGCAGCTGACTTTTCCTACTGGTAGTCCACCATAGATACTACCACTTAAAAGTGCATTTAGAATATAGCTGCCCGTGTCGATATAGCTGTCAACGTCCGCTGCTTCGACTCCATCTGAAACTAATGATGCATATTCATTACCTGTTGTTTTGATTATGTCTTTAAGAAAATTGTCACTCATATATCACCCTCTTTTCTATTCTCTGAACGAAAAGCATCAAACCCGCCAGGATAGCGAGACTCCAACTTCACTGTATTCATTTCAATTATTTCTTCTATATTTGTATTTAGTGCAAGACAGGCTTGAGCAACATACCACATAATATCACAAAGTTCTGAGCGTAAATGAATAATTCTATCATTATCCATCTCTTTTCCTTGAAACAAACATTTCTTAATTATTTCGTTAAACTCACCACATTCCCCAGCCATACCGATACCAGCAGTAAGTAATCTTGCTGGATTGACTCCTTGTTCTTCTAGTATTCCTAAAGCATGTATCATGTCAGGAAAACTCTTTGATGGGTCACTTGTCACTTCATCTACAAAACTTGTGTAGTCTTCTAATAAATTCATTTCATCTCCTATTTAATAGCAATCGCACCAACAAATGCATGATTTCTCCAGAATGGTTGTATGTTAGAAAACCCAGCTTGATATAACATATCTGTAATTTCTTCCCAAGTATTAGGTTTCATCATATTTCGTAATGTTCTTTCTTTATCCATTATATCATCTGTGGTAAAAGCTTTTCGTTTGTAGTCATAGTAATTAAACGTAATCATATCTTGTACAAGTGCATTCTCACATAGAGTTTTCTCAGAGAATATAAAAGCACCACCCTCATGTAGACCATCATAGATATTACGAATAACTTCTTTTCTGTCTTTCTTTGGCATAAATTGTAATGTAAAGATAGATGTAACTAAAGAACAATCACAAAAATTATAATCACGAATATCATCCATAATAAAATCTACTTCGGCAAAACTACCTGAGCTCTTGGTTATTTCTTTTTGTCTTTTTTCTAAGTCATCAATAAAACCATCAGCAATTTCAACACCAATCCAAGTTGCATTAGTGCAATGATCTTGATTATACTCAATCATTGCTTTTGTTAGTTTACCTGTTGAACATCCAATGTCAACTACAGTTGTATCATCTTCAACAAAGTATCGTGAAAGACTAATTACATCGTCTAGTAAATTAGAGTACCCACGAATTGATTGTTCAATATGTTCATCAAAACCTTCTTCTCTATGTGCAAAAGTAAAATCAGCCATTGTTTATCTCCTTATAAGGTTTTAATACATTTTCATATACTGCATCTGCTACAGCTTTCATCATCAGAGGAGGCACCATACGACCCATTCTTTCAGACTTTTGTTCCCATTTACCTGTCAACTTAAAATCATCTGGTAAAGACATTGCACGCCTAGACTCACATAAAGCTAGTTTTCTCATCTCTGTCCAATGGATACAACCACCAGAAGCCGTGATAGTGGGAGATGGTTTGTGTCTTGAAATTCTTTTCATATTGAAGTGATGACCTTTAGGATGAAAATCACAACCAGTTAATACTTTCTCTGGATCAAGTGGCATCTTAGATGCTGTTTTAAAATGAGAACCCTTTGCAAACTTTTCAGTCAACATTTTTATTTCTTCTTCATCATATTCTAGGTCACTAAATGCATCACCACAAGTGATGGCCTCTGAAAACTTGTCTGGAAAGATACCCGCAATATTCATAAACGTAAGACCAATAGCTTCAGTTACATCTTCACGAACAGCAATAAAAATAACTCTTTTCCTTGTTTGTGGTACACCATAATGTGATGAGTCCAGAACCATAGAAGATACATCATATCCAATCTCTTCAAATGTATTTGTAATCTTATAGTAGTATTGTTTTGCCTCACCCATCATAAGACCTGCTACGTTTTCTGCAACAATTACTTTAGGTCTAATCTCTTGAGCAACTCTAAGAAACTCAAAGAACAAGTCTTCAATGTTTTCTACTTTCTTACCATCAGAATACTTTTTAGTTTTACCAAAACCTTTTGAATGACCACCACCTTGAACAACAGCACCAGCCATTGAGAACGCAGAACATGGTGGAGAACCGTCTAGAATATCAACTTCACCAACTCCAATGTTAGCAGCTGTAAGTAAATCTTGTCCAGTAAGTTCTTTTATATCATCTGGTAAAATGGGTGTGTTTGGATAGTTTTGAGCATATGTATTTCGTGCTTCTTCTACAAACTCATTGATACAAAGTATCTTACCACCTGCCAAACGATAACCAGTAGAAGAACCGCCACCACCTGCGAAGGTAGATATCACATTAAACTTGTTTTGTGCTTCAGCATCATACACATCTTGTAAATTGTATTTATTATATTTCATACGAAAAACTCCTCTAAAGTATTCGTACTATTTAGCACGTTCCAATCTCTACATATATCCATTATTCTTTTTCTATTCTTAAAATTTACTTGCGGGTCTTCTATCAACGACTCGAATAATTCTATTATACCACAATCTATTTGTAAATTCAAGTGCTTTTTTACATTTCCTATCAATTTAAATTCATCAAATGCATTTCTCACATGATGCTTTTGTGTTGGCTTATTCAGTTCATCCCAACTCTTACTATAGAAAAAGTTCTTGACACTATCGGTTAAGTATGGTGTAATAAATTTTTTGTTATGTATATCTGCTACCTTCTTATGCCAGTTGTAACCAGCACACATATCAGGCCTAAAGTAGTTATCTCTAAACTTATCAAACAATTCTTGTGTATGTTTGAAATGCAACATGGCTTTTTTACTGATACCGTAATACCCATCAGCTGCCCATCCAGATAAAACTTCTGTTTCTTTAATCTCTGGATACACATATAGAAATGGATATACACACTCAAAGTGTGTTTTCTTTCTACAATCTAATTTTACTAGTCTATGGAAATCTTCAACTAGATTATTAGTTGGAACTTTGATACCTGTAAATTCCCACTTACAGATTTCAGCAATCTCTTTAGCCTTCATGTAGTCATATGAATCATGTGTATCTAAACAGAAACTATATGCGTGTATTGTTTTACCAAGTCTTTGTGCAGCAAATGCTACTGAGATGGAGTCTACACCCCCACTCAGTAACACTGCACATTTGTCAGAATCAGATACTTTACTGATTTCATTCTCTAGTAGTTTGTCAATCACGCAGCAATATGTCCTACATAATCATTTAAATTCATAGTGCCCATTTCTGTATTGTAACAGGCACGAACCATTGCAAGGTTACTATATATTGTGCGTCCACCATTTGTGTGGGCAACAATATGTGCAGCGTGAGCATCTTTCCATTTTAATGGTTTTTGATCTATTGCACAGACAAAACTTTGTTCAGCAAGTTTTGCCTCTTTTTCTAGCACAGTGAAAGAACGACTATTATCCTTTACACTAATAACATTTTCAATGTCACCCATCTCACCAACTAAGTATGAAACAGCAGTTGAGATTTTTTTGCCATCCCAAGGTGCAGCAATATACTTTTTGTACATAACTTGCACACTATAACCAGAAGATTCATGAATAGTTTCTGCATAGTCTCCATCCTTGTTCATTAGTGCGGAGTTTGCACGAGCATATTCTTTGAAAAACTCTTCTGCATCTGGAATATCAAATGAACCATATGTGTCTGAAAGATAGAAGTACAAGTATGACATCGCCTTGAAGTCATGCTGAGTAAGTCCTGTCTTAAACTGCTGTTTACGCCACATTGCCATCTTGCGTAAAAATGTCAAGTGTGCCGTTATCTTTACAACAGGAATATCGTCAAACGTCAAATCTGGATTTTCATACATGGCTTCAAGTTCTTTATCAGAAGAGCCACCAAGCAATTGTTTTGGGTATTGAATATAACGATGTACGATACGAGCAAACGCATGATCTTGTTTCAGACGATCATTATCAAATGACAAGTATTTGTAGATTGGTTCACCTTTTGGATTAAAGACAAACTCAAATAAAGTGTTACACTCGTTATCAATCTGTTTGACAATACGAACTGTTTCACGAACAAAGTTTGCAACTGAAATATCTCCATATGAGTTAAGCATTTCAATAAAGTTCACATCAGTTGTTTTGTTTAGTGTACGAAAGATATGTCCTTTTGTAGCAGAATCTAGTGCATTGTAAATAGTGAATGTAAGTTTAGTGTCAAGAAATACATCTTGTTCTTTTTCTGAAAGTTGTGAGAAATACTTCCCACGAACCATAAAACCATCTTGTAGGTATGACCATAAGGAGCGCTTGCGGTGGCCGCCATCAATGCTTTCAAAGTCATACTTTACTTTTTTAGCTGAGCGTTTCTGTTTACGATTCAGTTCCATTACTGTAATCGTTCCAATATCATATCCATCTAAAAGAGTTGTGATAATTCCAATGCCCTTTGCATCGTCCTTTGAGTAAACAGGAAGTCGTTGCCCTACTGGCTGACATTCTGTTTTGTGGTACATTACATCACGAAAATAACGAATGGTTGGTGTCTGTTTAGTATATAACAAATTAATAGGCCTCCTAAGCCGAAATGAACACTGGCATGATTGCTCTCATTCAATTTATATGTACATTATAACATGATTCTTTTACATTGTCAAGGGCTTAATTAAAGAAATCCTCTAATGTTCCCTGTGTTCCATAACTACGATCCACTAACCAATTAATCTTTTGTAGTATAAAATTAAGTGGTTCTACAAACGATTTCTCAAACTGTGTATCTCTATCAACTAGTTTATGAAAGTCAAGTTCTTTAGGAAGTTGTGTCATAAAAGATATAGATGTACACTGATAAATGTTTGGTGCACGTAAATGTAAAAACTTGATCTTGTCACCTTCTTGAATATAGGGATACTTGTTTCCAAGTTTGTTTTTCTTGACCAGATGATTATACAAGATTGCACCCTTACAATGAATAGGTGCACCCTTTCCAAACATCTGATTAGGATCACTAAACTTTTTAAGTCCATTTACCGAGCGAGGATAAGCAATATCTTCTGCAGGTAACTCCATAAACTCTTCTCTAAAGTCTTGAATAAAATCATTCATCTGTTTCTCATCACCATTCATAATGATATGCAGACCTTCTTTAATCTTTGCACGACAAGGGGCAGGAGTACTAGACTTTACAGCTTCAATACCCATAATCTTGAGTTGTGCCTCTTTATACTTCACACCTTCCATATCCCAAACATTGAGGATATATCGTTTCTTAGCAGTCCAGATACCTTTGTCTGCAATAGCTTCTCGAGCCATCTGCATCTTCTGTTCATATGCGTTTACATACGAAGCCAAATCTTGATAGCTTTGATCAATAAAAGGTTCAATCTTATCTCTAGCGATCTTATCCATGAAGTTGACAATTTTTGCAGTGTCTGTCTTCTCTTTAAACACTTTATTAACCAATCTGTCAAAAGTAATGTAAACTGAGTCCGTATCTGAAGCAATAACGTAATCCTCGTTATTCGTGTCCAACAGATCGTTAAGATATTTGTTAAGATTACGTTCAATCCAACGTATAGATAACTGACCAGAAGTAGTAATTGCTTCAGCAACCAACAAATCATAATAACGAAACCAACTATTACCAATAGCACCATACGCAGAGTTGAGAGAAATCTTTTTAGCAAGTTGGATATTATTGTATTTGGAAATATCTTTGAGTAGTTTGGGGTCTTTAGTATTTTCATATTCTTGTTTCGCCTGTAATGTTAGTTTCTTATACTTAACACGATCATCATACATAGATTGCATGATCTCTGGAAGAAACCCTCTTTTGGTAGTTTTAAATAAAGCACCATTTGGAGTAAGTGTAGCGTCTTTTAGTATAGATGTATCGACTTTCTTATCTAGTAGTTTATCAACAGTCATACCTTTTACTTTTTCTTGACCTACAAGTGTTTCTGGTGAAATATTATATTGCATAATTAAGTGTGGATACAATGAATTTAAATCAAAAGACATAACCCAATTATGCATCCCAACTTGTGGGTCTTTTACATAAGCACCTTCAAATTTATCTGACTTATCTGATTTACGTTTTTGTGGAATAACAATATTCTTACCACGCAAATAATTGTAAATTAGTATATCCCAATACTTAACAGAACCAAGAACATCCATGTAGTTTACTTTGGCCTCATAAGCCATAGTAAGACAAAGTTCAATCAACTTCATCTTATCTTCTAGTCTATCGACAATCTCCACATCCATAATATTATATTCAATAAAAGATTGAAAGTCTTTTGTATACCAATCACGAAAAGTTTCAAAAGGATTGCCATCTTTACGTTCACCAAGTTCAACATATGCAATATGATCTAGTCGATAAGACTCTTGATTGGTGTATGTAAACTTACGATATAGATCAAAATAGTCTAAGTGAGAAATACCTTGAATGTCATAAACTTCATGCTTTCTACCCATCTGAAATATCTCGCGAGAAAAAACATTACCCCAAGGTGACAATCTTTTGATTTCATCTTCACCACAGATATTTTTGATACGATTACAAAGATAAGGAATATCAAAAAATTCTGTATTCCAACCAGTAATAATATCAGGATGATGGTTTTGCCAAAACGAAAGAAACTCTTGAATAAGATGAACTTCACTTTCACATTCAATATAAGTTACATCATCACGCGTGTTTTCAAATTCACCAACACCCCAAACAACAAATTCTTTATTTTGATGATTTTTAATTGTAATTGAAAGTAAAGGTTCTTCAGCAACTTCTGGACTTGGAAATCCATTTTCACAAGCAACCTCAATATCAATAGTGACAATAAGAATATTATCAATATCCCAACTTACAGTTTTTGAATACTGATCAGCAAGATAGCAATATGGATATTGATTATTTCCATAAACAAGATGAGATTGATTTTTATATTGTTCAACCCAATCTTTGGCTTCTTTAATTGTATCGTGTTTAATAGGAGTTACATATTTACCATCAAGAGTTTTCCACTCTGTAGGTTTTGCAACAGGTGCATAAAGAGTTGGTGAATACTTAACCCTACGATTAACGCGTTCACCATCTCTAATTTCTCTTAATAAAAGGAAGTTGCCCCACTGGACAATATTTGTATAGAAGTTCATTATGTAAATATATCACAATTCTGCTGTAATGTCAATAGGTTTATTCATTAAATGTT